ATGGACTTTGCTTTTTACTTGAGGTGGCTCTGTCCTAAGCCCTCGGTGTTTCTACTGCGATTCGCGGATTCTCCTGCGTGCTATCAGTTCAGGTGCTTCCTCTCGTGGAACACCGCTCTGAATAGCGGATACCATTTCTTGATGGAACTGCTTCTCTCCCACCATAGACTTTATGCGAGCCACATCAACCACTTTCTTTGCTACCTTTTTGATTGTTGTTTTCATATCTAGCGTGAGTTACTGATAACTGCTGGCTCAAGTTTAGCATATTTTTCTTTCAACCTGTCAAATGATTTCTCCACACACTCCCTAGCTTCTTTAATCCCACCTGTGTCTTCTCCTTCAAATGCTTTCTCTACAGCAATTTCACCAAGGACTGCAATCATAAACGTCTTCACAGCTTCGCGTTCGCTTTCGTTGTCGTAAAAACGACTGAGCAAAAGTGTATCGTTCATTGCATTGGAGTTAGAGCTGGCGACTGTACAGGGGCTACTGGAGACGCTACAGGGCTTGCTACGGGGTTTGCTGGAGCCTTAGTAGGCGAAGCACCCTTGCCTAATGATACAGGGCTTATACCCGTTCCTGCGAGTTCAAGCATCTCATTGAATAGCTTAGAGAGTGTCGGGTCTTTGAGTGCGCCAAACTCACCTGTCGTTGGGTTGAATGTAGAAGTGACGAACTTCGATATCTCGGAGAGAGACTGAAGGATGACAGCCTTGTTCTTCTGTTCACCCGTAGTTAATACGGTTATCTTGTATTCAATATCCTTGAAGTAATCCTCTGGGATTTCGATGTATCGCTTCTTTCCTTGTTTCTTGATTTGAGACTTGTATCCCTCAATGAGATTCTGTTGGTCAAGCTGTGTTGGTGTGTTTCCTTTCAGAACTTCTTTCACGAGGTCTTTGTTTGAGTTGAAGTTAGCGAAGGATTCATCAATGCTGTCCAATTCTTCAGTTGAGTATTCTGACACGAGGATGTGTTCCTTCTTAATCTTCTTGATGACGTGTGGAATAACCCACTTACCAAATATCTTTGTAAGGTGGATGCCCCATTCCTCACGCTTATACTCGAAAGGCTTTGACGCGACTTGGTTGAGGAGTGCAGTGGTTGAATACGGAGTTCCTGAAACTGGGCTTTCACCTGTTGCCGAGTCATACGACGAAGTAACGTCTGTAGCTTGCTTGTTCCACTTCTCGATTTGATTCTGATACTGACCGAGAGCTGAAGGTGCGAGGTTGAACGCGTTGATGTCTTCGTTTGCTCCTAGCTCGTAAATCTTTCCGTGGTCGTGTTCGAGGACGTTGTTGCCGAGTTTCTTTGAATTGGTCTTAATCCCAACTCGTCCTGCAAGAGCCATGGCGATGCTTTCGTTAATCACCGCATCGTTCGTCCACACCTGTGCTTCCTCGGAGTCCTCTATCACGCCACGCCCTAGTCCGTAGCCGTTATCCTCCCAAGTAAGATACTCGTAGTAGTCAGACATCTCTCCGCTCAATTCCTCTGAGTAGAGAAGATACTTTTTACTATCCATATCCGCAATGAAATACCTTTGGAGTGAGTAGGTGTATTCCTCCTCCTCAGTAGATTCTTCTTCTTTTGAATCCTTGAACAGCTGAACAGGGAACTCTCCTGTGACTTCGTAGACATCAATCACATGTGGCTTGTCTTTAATCCTCTTGTGAGCCTTGAGGACGTCAATCACGTTATCCCATGCGCCGTCCTTCTTCTTTATCTCGACAGGACTCATGTGATGACACTCTACAATTGGGCCGCCTAGAATGTTGGTCTGGTCAGTCCACACGTTCGTCCACTTCACGACTTCTATGTCCAGTTTACCTTTGGCTTCAGTTCTCTTAAGTAAATACCCTCCGTACTTTGGTCGGGTGAGTCCCATTTGATTTAACGTCTTGCTAAACTCTTCTTCTTTCATCCACTCGTACACTTCACGGTTGAGGAGCATTGAATGTACTTGATGCTTTGGATTATCCGATATGATTTGAATATCCTTTATATCAAGGTCGGTTGCTGTCTTCGCAAGAGCCACGCGGAAATTAACAATGTTATAGAAAGGCACATCTAACTTTCCTTGTCCGATAGTCCTCTGATTCCCATAGTTTGCACCTAAGTATCTTGAGTCAGAATAATACTCGCACATCTTGATTACTTGAGACTGTGAACGATACAGTCCTGATACCTTCTCAAGGCTCGTGCCTTCGTAGTTTGTTTTTATGTCTGACAGTTCTGTGAAGATTTTGAAAGTAGGAGATTTCATTGTGCGTGGTGATTAAACCTGCCGCAACACAAGGTGATGGATATATTATAGCACGCTTACACCTGTCAAGTCTTTATCGTGCATTACTCGTAAGATTGCGTTTGGCTTCGTAGAAGTTCCTTGCACGTTGCTCACCAGTGAGAGCGTCAAACGGCTTACTGCTCTCAAGTGCGTAGCGAACGCTATCCATGCTGTGTGAAAACTGATGCTCTGGTTCGTTTAGTATCTTGCCGTTCTTATCAGTCTTCCACAGGTAGTTTCTGTACTCTTTTATAATGTTCACTGAACGCTTAGTCATTGAAATACGCTGGTGTTGGACGTATTGAATCCCTTGCAATACTGAACCTTGACCTTTGTTCGCTGGAAGCAGGTTTATTCCATACGACACAAGTTCATCGTTTGACTTTGGTTCTGCACTGTCAGGAATAACTAAAGCTGGTGGTTGGTTGAGTAAAATATCAGCTATCTGTTTATTACTTAATCCTTTCTGGTAGGTGATTTCATCTAGAATATAACCGTCGTTGTATTTATAGATAGCCACAATCGCTGTGGGGTCGTTAGTATACCCATAGTCCAATCCGTAACGCTCTAGTCGTGCTTCATGCGGTATCTCATCAATGATAGCCCAGTCCTTGTAAATCTTTCCCTCCACTTCGCCTAATTGACCGAGACCGTAGACCAGCCACCATCCTTTCCTTTCCTTACGTTGCTCGATTGAGTCAACAATCTCTTTTGAGAGAGCTTCGTTGTCTTTGTACGTTATTATTATGTGCTCTACATCTGAACGAACACCAATGACATCTGTGTACACCCAGAACTCGGAAGTAGGATTCCAATCTAGGAATATAAAGTCTTTAGTACGAACCTCTAGTTGTTCGAAAGCATCAAAGGTGACGTTATTGCACTCGTTTATAAAAAGCCTATCTCGTCTTGCTCCACGAAGCTTATCCCCATTATCTGATGAAAAGAATTCTATCTTTGAGCCTGTCTCGAATGTATAGACTGAATCAGTAGCATTCCATAGAGAATCTTTCCAGTAATGATGCTCTTGCATTATCGCTTTGAAGTCTCTGATGGTTCCTCGTTTCAGGTGAGGAAAAGATTCTGATACGATAGAAGTTAGCTTAGGAGTCTTGTCTGACTGTGCGTACGCGATAAGAAGTAACAATATAGAAATTGTCTTTGAGGCAGAAGTTCCACCTTGCACACACCTGACTCGTTTAGTCAGCTTCTGTATCCTTGTGGTCGCTGATGTCAGGGAAAACATTTAATATAGGGGTTGGTAAGTCTGCTCCGTCCTTACCTGTTAGCTCATTTCTCTTTGAGTATCCTTCGTTTTTACCTAGCGTCTCTGTCATATGCTTTGAAACATCAACTACTATTCTCATTACATCTGACATCACTTTACCTTCATCATTCTCATAGTTAGTATCTAAGGCTTTGGATAGATTTCTCTCTGCCTTTGACAACATCTCTTTCCTACGAAGACTCGACAATCTTTCGATAAACCAGTCTCGTGTGGTTATATGTAGTGCGCTTGCCTCTGAGTATCCTGCTTCTCTAGCAGCTTGGGCACCGTTATTCATACCCCCCTTAATATAAATATCCCAACATGTCTGCTCCCTTGGGTCTGATGTAGAACCATTTGCTCCATTTGGATTCGGTATCATATCATGATTATGCCACATTACTTCTTCAAGTGCCATTGGTCTTTCATCTCATCAAACACTTCCTTCCAGCACTTTTCACAAAGCCATCCTTCTTTCTCTGAGTGAATCTTGTTGGTACATTTTTCCTTGCAGTTTAAGCA